GTCCACTGGCGTGGCAGGAGGCGACAAGCAGGTTAACAAGGACTACAAGACATTAAGCAGGTGTTAACAAGTGTGAAGCTGTAGATGGGTTTTGCCCTAGCGGTCACGAGCGCCCAGATAGGCGGCCCCAGATAGGCCTACGTGGACAACGGCTAGGTGTTACGATATGGGCACAATGATATCAGCCACTTACAGACCCCGTGCGGGGTTTCATCCCGCACGGCCACAGGGGCAATGCCGTCGACCCGGGCGATTTCTATAAAAATATGGGTTGACCCTCAGACGATACTTGCAAAAACGGTTCTGGGTTGTTTATAGGGAATTATCTTCTGTCCTTGCTTTGGCTTCCGGGGTCTTGGCTTGGGTGGTTGAAGTTCTGGTGGTTGTTCTTGGTGCTGACTCGTGTGATTCGTGCGGCAACCGAGTCTTCCGCCGGGGCGTTTTGTGGTTGGACTCTTTTTGGAGGTTTTGCGTGGGCATTGGTTCTTGGGCGATTCGCGAGGCGTATTTGGAGGACGTGTCCCCGTTGTTGTCTGGGGGTGGTTTTCCTCAATGGCGGGAGCGTGTCGACGTTGGTCCTGCGTGGATACGTGGAACTCGTGATCATTTTAGGTTGGGGGCGGCGGTGACGGGGCCTGGTGTTCGTGCTGAGATAGCGGCGCGCGGGGGGTGGTATTTGGTGACGGAGGCGGAGGGGGTTTTTGGCTTGTGTGTGCCTGTGCAGGGCCGTTCTCCGGCCTTGTACGGACTGGAGTAGTCCTGATGACTGCCGAGCCTCAAGATGTTCCTGTGGTGGCGCGGAAGCGAGGCCGCTTGACGAAGGAGGAGGCGGCGCGTCGAAATGCGATAGTTGTGGAGTGCTTGGCGCGGGGCATGAGTCAGCAGCAGGCGTTTCGTGAGGCGGGGTACAGCGAGAATTACTGTCTGAAGGCCAGCAAGCAGCAGCGGAACAAGATGGCGGAGTTGGAAGACAAGATTCTTGAGGCGCGAGAGAAGCTGCTAAAAAGCCGGACTGGTTTGATTCCGATGATAAAGGCGATTGAGCGGGCGAATGTGAAGCGGATCAAGAAGAAGTACAGGGGTGACGAGAAGCTGGACCGTGTTGACGTTGAGTTGTTCAAGACGATCAAGGCTGACGTGAACAGGGCTGTGGGTTTGGACGAGAAGTCGGACCAGGGCCGCCAGTCGGTGAATTTTATTACTGTGCATTTGGGCGAGGCGATGGGGCGGGCGTACAACTGGGATGATGATGTTATTGACGTGGCGCCTGACGATCCGGGGGTAGTTTAGGCTCTGGGCCCTTTTTGGGGCCAAATTGCCGATAATATAATCAATTCAACTGCTTGTCGCCGGGCCCCTGGCGAGGATCATGGCGGGATCCGGGGGTCGTCCCCTGTCCGAGGGGACAAATTTACGGATTTAAATCGCCTATTTTTGTCCCTGCGAAAACCTGCACGGTTGGCCTGCTTGTTGCTAGGGCGGCCGCGACGAAAAGGTTTTTGCTCTATTTCCACGACTGCCTTTTAATTTAAAAACCGTATAATTTTTACCCATGCGGGGTGTTTTGCCCCATTTTTTGCTTGACTTTTGCCTTCCCGCTTATCCATAAGAATATCTAATGGGTGTGGAAGTCAAGATACCACGCGACTGTATACCGTTGCTGGGCAGGGCCGTCACGGGGGAGCCGGGGTGGCCTGACCTGTTTTACAAGGCCCAGCGCGGTTTTTCGTATGACCCCCAATTCATTAGCTTTTTCCTTGGCGGCAACGGTACGGGCAAGACCCGGCTGGGGTCCTGGAACGTTGTGGCGCAGGCGTGCGGGGTGCATCCCCGGCAACTGGGCGAGCCACCCCTGCGGCTGCGGGCGATCGCGCCGACCTTCGAGGACGGCGTGAAAAAAATCATGCTGCCGAAGCTGTACGAGGACCAGGGCCTGGCGCCTAACGTATGCGAGGCGCAGGGGCTGAAGGCGGGGTCGGCTTTCGGGCCGATGCTGCCGCGGTCGATGGTTGAGAAGAATTTCGACGACAAGAACCGGGTGATCAAGTTCAAGAACGGTTCGGTGCTCGAGTTCATGACCCATGACCAGTCGGTGCTCCAGCACGCCGGGGCTGAACGCGACGGAATCTGGTGTGACGAGGAACCGCCCAAGAAGCTGTGGTCGGAGAACAAGGCCCGGCTGCGGCACGCCAAGGGCGGGGGAAAAATCTGGCTGACGATGACGCCGCCCTATGACCCGACTGCGGAACCGCCGTGGACGGGCACGGAGCTTTACGAGGGTCGGCCGCCGAACGTGGGCGTCTATACGGCCGCGATGGCGGACAACCCGGCCATCACCCAGGACTTTATTGACGACTTCACCATGGGGATGACCGAGGACGAAGTCCAGGTAAGGGTCTACGGCCGGTACCCGTCGTTCGGCAAGATTGTTTACCCGCATTTCGTTGACTCCTATCATGACGACCCCGAACGGCCGGGCAACCTGATCCGGCACTTCCAGATACCTGGCATCTGGGGTCCGCGCCTGGCGGCCATCGACTATCACGCATCGAAGGCGTGCGCGATGCTGTGGGGGGTGACCGACCCCGAGGACAACGTTTACATCTTCGCGGAGCTTGCCGACAAGGACACCGAAGACCAGCCGATTCGAGTGCTAGCCGATTTGATCCGCAAGAAGGAAGGATCGCGGCCGCCCGACTGGCGGGTGTTCGACCCCTCGGGCCACCACCCCCAGAAGGGCGTGCGTGTCGACTGGACGCCCATCCAGGAGTTCCAAAAATACGGCATTGGCGGCAGCAACGCCCGGACCAACTGGGAGTCGGGGTGGTCCACGGTCAACCAGTACCTGATGGCCACACACAAGGCCGACACCGTTGTTGACCGCGACCACCGTACCGGCCGGCCCCGCAAGCACCCCAAGATTTATATCTTCGACACCTGCGCCCAACTGCGGTGGAGCTTGAAGCATCACGTCTGGGCGCAGCGAGGCCAGAAAAAGGAGCCCCACCAGAAGGGCAAAGACCTTTGCGACTGCTTGCGCTACATCGTGATGGAGCACCCGCAGTCATTCGCCCGGCGCAAGGCTTTCTGGGAAGAGGATTATGCGTGGGAGCCGCCGCGTAAGCATACCGCCGGGCTGTGGGGGGCGGCATGAGCGAGAAACGTTCCAAGGAATTTGTGCTTGACCAGAAGGAAACGGCGGACGATCGCCGCCGGCCGGACGCCGACAAGTGGGTGAACTACGCCCGCCTGTACAAGAACGAGGTGGACCGCGATGCCAGCGAGATTTACCAGGCGCAGATAACGATTCCCTGGCCCTACATCATCATCGAGACGTACTTGCCCAAATCCGTCCAGTTCCTGCTGGGGGCCTTGCCTTACGTGTCGATAACGGCCGAACACGCCAATTTCGACTCGAACGCCCTGTTCACCGAGAAGCTGATCAACAAGCAACTGTGGCTGCAAAACTTTGTGGCCAAGACGGCCCGGATATTCAAGAACGCCTTCATCTACGGGAGCGAGTTCGTCCAGATAGAGCCGTGGACGCAGCACAAGGGTATGCCCATGCCCATGATTCTGCCCACGAGGATATTCGATATCTGGGTCAATCCCTATGTGTCCGACCTGAACGACCCCACGGCGTGGTTGGTTCATCGCACCTTCAAGACGATGAAAGAAATCAAGGCCATGGCCTGGCGGGCGAACTTCCGGGGTGTCGAGGAACATGTCCACCCGGTGTCCGGGGCGGTGATGCGGGAAGTCATCACGGAACCCGTGTACAAGAACCTCGAAAAAATCAAGCCCAAGGAGGGGGCCAACGGCGCCAACCCCTTTGGCGATCGGTACGCCCAGGAACTCGACGCCATCGACGGCAAGGTGAGCTACCTGGATGACCGCCGGGCCAAGATGGTCGAACTCCTGACCTACTACGACCGCAACCGCATCATCACCGTGGCCAACGAAAACACGGTGATCCGCGACACAGAGAACCCCATCGGCCGGATACCGTTCTTCCACCTGACGCCGACGCCGAACCAGTGGCCCGAATTTTACGGCATGAGCATCTTGGAGCCCGCCAAGCAACTGTTCATGGAATTGAACGAGGTGCGCTCCCAGATCATGGACGCCGCCACGCGCATCCTGAACCCCATGTGGGAGACGCAGGACCGGGCGATGCACGGCAAGAAGCTGCTGAGCGCTCCGGGAAGGATCATCTATTCCGAATACGGCGGCCTGAAGAAGCTAGACGTCGACTACAACGCGCTCGTTGCCGGCCAAGCCCGCGAGCAGGCGATCATCGCCGACATCATGGACGCCACCAACACCTTCTTGCAGGTGCGGGGCGCCCCCATGGAGCGGCGCGAACCTGCCACCACCACCCTGAAGATGCAGGAGGCGGGGGACATTCGGTCGAACATGATGAACATCATGCTCGAAAGCCAGTACGTCGAGGCCATCGCCGAAGCGTTCGTCGAGTTCAACCGGAAGTTCCTGTCCGTGGACCTCGAGTTCCAGGTGCCCGACGGTTCCCAGCAACGGGTCAAGGTCCAGCCGCAGCAACTGTTCGGCGACTTCAGCTACAAGGCCCAGGGCGGGGCCATGCTGGCCCGCGAGGTCGAGCGGAAGCAGTACATGGAGATGATGGGCATGGTGTTTAGCAACCCCATGTTCCAGCCGCTGGTCATGCCCAAGGCCTCGGAATGGCTGAAACGGCTGTTCTACCTGTACCCGAGTATCCACAATCCCGAAACCCTGTACCAGACCATGGACCCGGACCAATTGATGAAGGCCCAGGTGCAAGCCAGGGCTTTCGAGCAACTGGCCAGCGGTGCCGGCCAAGGGTCGGGCGACGACAAGGTCAACACCACGCCGGCATTGATGCCGGGGGAAGGATTCGCCAACAGCCCTATGGACAGCGTGTCCAATAGCGGGGCATGGAGGCAGTAGTGAGTTTGCTTGACGAACAGCGGCGGAACTACTTGCAGAGCGTGACCCGTAGGGCGCGACTCATGAACACGCCCGAGGGCAGGGAAATCATCAATGCCTTGCGGCAAATGATGGAGGACGAAAGAAACGAACACGAAGCTGGCCCGGAACGCATCGGCGGCATCTCGATAGAGCAAATAGCCATTGATGCGGTCTGGTTTCGAGCCCGGCAAGGGCTCTTGAAAAACATCATCGCCATGTTCGAGACGGCACCAGGGGAGGCCCTGGAAACGGCGCAAGAACTGGCAGAGCTTGAAGGAGACGACTAATGGCTGACGATCGTGACCCCTACGACATGACCCTGGAGGAACTGGACAAGGCTCGCCTTGCCGCCCAGGACGTAGGAACCGGAGATCAGGAGGAGCCCGAAGGGGCTGACGTGGAATTTGACGAGTACGTGGAATTTGACGAGTACGACGACCCCGACGACCTGCGAAGCTACTACGGCGAAGACGAGCCGGAGCCCGCACCAACGCCCGCGACCCTCACCCTGAAACGCAAGGGCGAAGTCGTGGAAGTGCCGGTGGAAAAAGCCGCCGACCTGGCCCAGATGGGCTGGGACTACAACGAGAAAATGGCCGAAATCAACCGCCGGCAAGCCGAACTGGACGAACGCGAAGCGCGAATGACGCAGCGGCCGGAACCGACGAGGGCAGACCCGCCCCATGACCCCGACCGCGTTCGCGATCAATTCCGCGAGCAGTTCGACGCAGACCCCCTGGGGTCCACCTACACGGTGGCGCAACAGGCGGTCGACCCGCTCCACGAGGAAATCAAGGAAATCAAGGCTTCCCTGAACCCGGAGTGGAAACACCACGAACCGCACTACCGCAAATATCGTGACAGGGGGATGGGCCACGATGAAGCGGCCACCAGAGCCGAACTGGACTACCTCAAGGGCCGGGTCGAAGATCTCACCACGCAGGACGCTGACGCCAAGGCCGCCAAAGAGGCGGCTGCCAGGACGGCAACTATCCCCTCGGGGTCACCGGGCGCTCCCGCTGCCCCCGAACGAAGAACGCTAACCGAAGAAGAAATCCTGAGCATGCCCAAGGACAAGCTGGACGCATACATGCGCCGGCAGGGCCTGCTTCGGGCTTAACCGGGGAGCTTGCTCCCTGGTTGTAGGGAGACAAGAAAATGGCTTTAGGAGTACCGGGCTCAGCGCCCACCGCAACCACTTCCAAGGCAATCAGTGGTGCGTTGATGCAGACCTGGCGGGACAGGACCGCCCTCGAACGGCTGCACGAAGCGTACTACCCCTTTTACAAGCTCGCCCCGGCGGTCAAGCCGATTCCTCGCCGCGAGGGCAAGGTCATCAAGTTCCGGCGCTACAAGAACTTGACGCCGGTCACTACCACCACCACCGAAGGCATCACCCCGACCTCGGTCCAGATTTCGGCCGTGTCGTTCACCTGCACGGTGGCGCAGTACACCAACTGGCTCCCCCTGACCGATGTGCTCAAGGACACCGCCATCTCCGACGTCGAGAAGGAGGCGGTGGAAATCCTCGGCGACAACATGTGGGAGTCCATCGACCTGAACCTCCAGCAACTACTGTTCACCATCGGCGGCGGTGCGTCCGTGAGCCTTGGCGGCACCATTACCAACACCGCGGGCTTCCGGGTCTACGGCGGGACGGCGGGTGCCTTGCTCAATACGGGCGGCGGCAACCCCCACTTCAGCGTCGTGACCTCATCGGCGCTCAATCCCTACCGCATCCGGCTGGTAGTGAACGACTTCAAGCGCCTGGCCGTCAAGCCCTTCAAGGGGGGCAAGTTCAAGGCCATCTGCCACACCACGGTGGCCACGCAACTCCGGGGCAACCCCGACCTCGAAACGTTCATGGTGAACAACAACAACAGCCCGAACTGGCTGTCCAAGGGCGACACCGAGGCCGGGCACTTCATGACCATCGAGGGCGTGGACTTCTTCGAGTCCAGCCACGTGCAGACGGCGTCGTGCCGGACCGCCAAGCAGGCCGGCACATCGACGGTCTACCCGACGATGATCTTCGGCCGCGGCGCTTACGGCCGCACCGAAGTGGCCAACGCCAAGCACGCCAAGGCGGCGGCTATCATCGTCAAGCACCCCGGCCCGCAGTCGACCGACAACCCGGTGGACCTCTACAGCACCGCCGGCTGGAAGGCGCTTTTGGGCGGTCGCGGCCTGAACGCTTCCTGCGGCGCGTTCTTCTTGACCCGCCGGGCGGATTCGACGCCTATCTAGTAACCACGGGGGCCGAAAGGCCCCCACAACCAAGGAGAGTGAATGGGCTGGCTGACCGAATACGGCCACAGTGCCGAGCAGAAGAAGGCCGACTTCAACAGCGACGCCAACGGAGCGGTGACCCTTACGGGCATGACCGAGGATTTGTTGCTGGCCGCCATCAAGTCGCAACCCGACGGGACCAAGATCGCGTTCGAGGCCCGGGACGTCCTGCTGGCCACGGCGGCATATCAGGCCGGCGACCTCGACACCGAGGAATGGCTGGCCGTCTTCTCGCCGCACCCCTGGACGCACCGCACGGCCCTGCGGGTGATGACCATGGCCGGCCTGAATTTCGTCGAGTGCCAAAGCAAGGCCGCCCCCGACCCGCTGGCCATCCGGTTCGTGGGCATCAAGGGCGAGGTGTACCCGTGAGCGTGACCGGACCACGATACAGCGTCATCATCCCTGTGCATCACGACACCGAGCACCTATTGCGGCCGTGCCTGAACTCGATCTTCGAGCAGGATTACACCAACTACGAGGTGATCGTTATCCAGGACGGCCGGTGTGACATCGTCGACGAGACGGTCAACCGCTACGCCGGGGTCAAGCTGCTGGTGACCGGCGACGAATGTCGGGGCGCACCCGTGGCCCGGAACATGGGGGCCAGAAAGGCCAACGGCGACCTGCTCCTGTTCTTCGACGCCGACAGCCGACTGAAGCCCGGAGCACTGAGCCTGTGGGTGGACACCTTCGCCAAGAACCCCGAAGCGGCCTTCGTCTATGGCGGCTATCGATTTAGCGACCGCCCGAACTACATCCCGGCACAGCCCTTCGACCCCTACATGCTGACCGTCCAGAATTACATCGGCACCATGAACCCGGTCCGCCGGGAGTGGGCGCCCGAGTGGGATGAAAGCCTGAAGTCGTTGCAGGACTGGGACTTCTGGCTGTCCGTGGTCGACAAGGGCGGCAAGGGCGTCATGGTCGAGGATTTCCTGGTCGTGACCGAATATCCCGACGACGACAGCGTGAGCGGGGACTCCGCGGCCAACTGGTTGGAACGGGCCGAGCGCGTCAAGGCCAAGCACGGCATTCTCATCCGGGACATCTGCATTTGCTCGCTGGGGGCTCCCCAGCACGCCCGGCGACTGGCCGAACTGGTGGGCGCGGATTTCAACAACTCGCCCTGGTACAAGCCCAACCGCTACCGGGTGCTGGTCAACCTCGGCTTCTACGTCACGACCAGCGGCGGAATCGAGGGGCACGCCCAGCTTCTGGCCAACACCGCCCCCGACACGCAACTGGTCAACTACTGGATCGGCGAGGACGTCACCCAGATGAGGATGCTGCCCCACTACGATTTTCTGGAGGCGACCAACTTCTTCAGGGACAACTTCCGGGCCAATTTCGTCGAGTACGAGGGCACCCGTGCCGAGGTGGAAGACGAGTTCGGGATACCATGTCATGTCATGCCTCTGCCTGTCGTGCCCGATGGGCTGGACCTGGCCCCGTATCCCGAGCAGTTCACAGTGGCCTTCTATCACGGAATGGCCAATAAATACAAGGTGATGCAAAACCTGAACGTCGCCTCGCAAATGCCCGACGTGCGGTTTTTGATCTACGGCAACGCCCCGTTCCCCGCCGATCACAAGGCCAAGCTGCCGCCCAACGTCGAGTTCCGGGGCTTTGTGCCCAGCGTGCCCGACCTGATCCGCGAAACCAGTTGCCTGCTGCGGACGGCCGAACACGACGGCTTCTGTGTCTCGCATTGCGAATGGATCATGGCCGGCCGCCACGTCATCAGCGACCTGCCGCACCGGCCCGGGGCACTCTGCGTGCCTCCCAATCCCATCAAGGTCATTGACGCCATCCGGGACGTTCAGGCGAGGGCCAACGGGGCGCCAGATGAGGAACGTGTTGCAATGAGGCAACAGTACATCGAGATGCTTCGGCCCGAACCGTGGGTCGAGCAGATGCGGAGTTTCATCAACTAGGAGGACCGATTGAAGAAGAAGGCCATGATAGTCGGCGACTTCCGGCCCAACCGGATGCGAACTGAGGTGTTCGTCGAGCGTGCGTTCAGCAAGGCCCTGAAGTGGGGCGCGACCGCCTTCAGCTACCGTGAGATGGCCGCACGCTCGAGCGCCAGGAACATGAATGCTGTGCTGGAGTATGAGGCGGCCCGCGTCCAGCCCGACCTGGTGCTGGTCCTTGGCGGCGAACTCATCGACCCCCGCGTGGTCCGGGCCATACGGGACAACCTCGGTGCCACGGTTGCAATGTGGTATTTCGACCAGACCCCGAAGGGGGGCATCTATTGGCGCGAGCGGTGCCAGTGGTACGACCACGCGGAGCCCGACCCGTGGATGGTCGCCCTCGGGCGCGAGTGCGACGCGGCGTTTTTCGTCACGGGGGCCGACCCGACGTTCCAGCGAATCATGGCCGAAAACGGCGTCAACAGCCACCACCTGCTGCAAGCCTGCGACCCGGTGGACCATGGCCGGACGCCCAAGATGGGCTTCAAGGACAAGAACCTGATCTTCATCGGCGAACTGCCAGGCGCCAAGTGGTATCGGCGCCAGGTGGTGGACGGCCTCGGGGCGGAATGCCATTCCGGCGTGTTCGGCGAGGACCGCCAGGCGCTGCTGGCCCGGTCGAAAATCAACCTCAACGTTCAGTTTGTTAACACCGTCCAGGGGGCCTTGTCGACCCGCCACTTCGCCGGCTTGGCCAGCGGCACCATGAACCTCTGCCACTACGTGCCGGGCATGGAAAAGGTCTTTCGCCGCGGCGAGCACCTGGACTGGTTCGAGTCCATCGAGGAAGGGCGCGAGCTTGTCGCCCATTACGTCGAGCAAGAAAGCAAGCGCCAGGAAATCGCCCGTCAGGGCCGCGAACTGGTTTTGGCCAAGCACACGTATGTTCACCGGCTAAAAGAGATGCTGGAAATCCTTGACCAAGAGCCGGCCGTCCAGCCCGTCGAGGCCGTCA